GGATGAAGAAATCGGAATGGATGACATGGGAATGTCTGATATGGATGACATGGGAATGTCTGATATGGAAGACGAAGATGTTATGGATTTAACAAACGCTTCAGACGAACAAATCTTGAAAATTTTCAAATCTATGAGTGAAGAAGATGGTATCATCGTTAAGAAAGACGGTGGAGACGTACACATCAAAGACACTGATGAAGATGTTGAGTACATCGTAAAACTTGACGAATCAGAGGACATGGAATTCAACGAAGAGTTGGATGAAGAAGACACTGATTTAGATGCTGTATTAAGTGCTTTAGGACTTGATGAAGAAATGGACAGTGAAATGTACGAAGAAGATGATGAAGTTGTTTACGAAATTGAAATGTCTGAAGAGGACATGGAAATTGAAGAAGATGACATGGAAGTTGAAATGTATGAAGAAGACATGGAAATTGAAGATGATGATGAAGACATGAATTCTGAAGACTATCACCTCGAAGAAGCTAAAATGACTGTAAAACCAAAAGGCGTTGGAATGGGAAATCCTAAATTTAAGTACGGTAAAACATTACCAAAAAAGGGTTTCGACGAAAAGAAAAAAGAGGGTCCAAAAACTATGGGTACTGGTAAAGCTAAATTCGAATTCAAAGAAGGTGAAATGGAAGAAAACTATGGTTCTAAAAAACATGAATACAAACGTAAGGATGTAGACGGTGTTGAAAAGAAAGCTGGTGAAAAGAAAGGACACTACAAAGATTACGAAAAAGAGGAAACTAAAGAAGCTGCTAGAACTTATGGTATGGGGTCTAAAGAAGGTAGAGGTTTGAGAAAAGGTATTACTAATAACAGAAATTACAATTACACTAATAACGGTGTTAAAGTAGAATCTGTTGATAGTGAAATAAAAGTACTTAGAGAGAAAAACGAAGAATATAGAAAAGCATTAAATGTATTCAGAGAAAAACTCAACGAAGTGGCTGTTTTCAATTCAAACTTGGCTTACGCAACTAGATTGTTCACTGAACACTCTACTACCAAAAAAGAAAAAATAAACATTTTGAGAAGATTTGATTCTGTAGAATCTTTAAAAGAATCAAAACAACTCTATAAAACAATCAAAGACCAGTTAGGTCATGTTGATACTAAAAACATCAATGAGAGTGTTGACAAAGTTGTTAACAACTCAATGAGTTCAGGTTCATCACAAAACTTAATCGAGTCAAAGACATACGAAAATCCACAATTCTTAAGAATTAAAGATTTAATGTCTAAAATCTAAATAAACTAAAAACAAAAAAACCAAAACTAAAATGGGAGCATTATTAGAATCAGGTCTTGTAGGTAACATCGGTCTTAAGCACTTGAAAGTTATCAAAGAAGACACAATTAACAAATGGGACAAATTAGGGTTCCTAGAAGGCTTAAAAGGTCACCTAAAAGAGAACGTCGCTCAATTATATGAAAACCAAGCGTCACACCTCATCAATGAAGCATCAACAACTGCTGACTCAGGTTCTTTCGAAACTGTAGTTTTCCCAATCGTAAGAAGAGTATTCTCTAAACTTTTGGCTAACGACATCGTTTCTGTACAAGCAATGAACCTTCCTATCGGTAAGTTGTTCTACTTCGTACCTTTCATTCAGGAGTACGAAACTGAAAGTGCTACAAACGCTCAACACTACGCACCTTATGGAGCACCTAACGCTGCTTCAGGTCAAACACCAAACAGTGGTTACAATCCTAACACTCAGAAAGACTTGTATGACAAGTTCTATGAAGGTAACGAACCAGCTCTTGACCCACCAGGTCTTTACGATTACTCTAGAGGTGAGTGGACTGCTATAACGGCACCTAACGCTACTGTTAAGTGGATTGGTGATGTTATGCTTCCTGCGGCTTACGCTTATAACTCAGCAACTACAAAAGTATTGTTGGTTATGTCAGGTTTCGCACCAGACGGAGCGGGTAAACTTATCGGTCCTGATGGTCAACCTATGGACACTGAGACTTTCTTGGCTGGTATGACAATCAGAGGTAAAAGTACTAACGTTTATACTTCAGCTAACACATCTAATAACTACTTGTTCAGAGTTGTAACTCAGAGATACGGTAAGGGTATTGTTCAATACGGTGAAAACCAAACCTTAGCGTTCCCAAGTTCTAAGACTGACGGTGGTACTTACTATGACGTATGTGACGCAACAGGTAGAATTTACTTGGAGGTTGATTTAACTACTCCATGTACAGTTTCAACTAACTCTATTGATGGTTACTGTGGAACTCCATTCTCTTCTTCAAGTGCAGATAGCAACGCGTTTGTTACTACTTACAAAGTTTACAAAAACCTTGAATTTGAAGATAAGATTGGTGAAGTTTCTTTTGACCTTCAGTCTGTTACAGTTTCTGTGACTGAAAGAAAGTTAAGAGCACAATGGTCACCTGAAATGGCTCAAGACGTTGCGGCGTTCCACAACATTGATGCTGAAGCTGAATTGACAGCTTTATTGTCTGAACAAGTTGCGGCTGAAATCGACCGTGAAATCTTAAGAGACCTTAGAAAAGGCGCGGCTTGGAACTTACGTTGGGATTACAACGGATGGAAGAGATTAGGCGGAAACGCAGTTCCTTACACTCAAAAGGATTGGAACCAAACTCTTATCACTGCAATCAACCAAATCTCAGCTCAAATCCACAAATCTACCTTAAGAGGTGGAGCTAACTGGATTGTTGTATCTTCTGAGGTATCTGCAATCTTTGATGACTTGGAGTACTTCCACGTATCAAACGCAGCTCCTGAGCAAGACCAATACAACATGGGTATTGAAAGAGTTGGAACATTGGCAGGTAGATACCAAGTTTACCGTGACCCTTACTTCCCAGCTAACCAAGTGTTATTGGGACACAAAGGAACATCATTGTTAGACACAGGTTACATCTACGCACCGTATGTACCTCTACAATTAACTCCAACAATGTATAACCCATTCAACTTCACACCTATCAAGGGTATCATGACAAGATACGCTAAGAAAATGGTTAACAACCGTTTCTATGGTAGAGTTACAGTTGATGGTGTTAGAACATTCGACTTGAGAGAATTGAGATAATCAATTTGATGATAATAAGAAAGGGGACCAAATGGTCCCCTTTTTTTATTTTAGATAGTTCTTACAGATTTAGATAATATTTCGGATTCTTGTAGTGAAAATACTCCCGATTCAAAGGCTTTTTGAATTCCTAACTTTAGAACATAAATTTTTTGTTCATCGGTGATTTCATTTAAGAATTTATCAAAATCTTCAGAATTTTTAATGACGATAGTGTCAAATAAAATTATTTGTGAATTTAAAGTATCTTCCATATACTAAAAATAAACCAAGATATTTATAAAGTAACTAATGTCTTTATCTATGAATAATCACAATCAAGAAGAAATCTTAAATAATTTATTAAAAGAGGATTTGGCTGTTTGGTTTGGTACCAAAAAAAAACCAAAAGGTTCTAAACAACCTAAAGGTCCTTGGGTAAATATTTGTAGAAAAAAAGAGGGTGGTGGTCATCCTCCATGTGGTAGACCTGATGCGGATTCAAAAAGTTATCCAAAATGTAGAGCTGCGGGTGTTGCATCTAAAATGACTGACGCTCAAAAGAAAGCCGCATGTGCTCAGAAAAGAAGAGAGGAAAAGAAAGACCCAAAAATTGGTAAAGGTAATAAACCAACTATGGTATCTTACAAACCAAGAAAAAACGAAAGTCTAAGAGAATTGATTAAAGATGTTCTTAAGGAACATTTATCAAATTAGTGTCTTTAGAATTACTTTTTGTGGTATCATGATTAGTTGAAGTATCTTTAGTCTTATTTTCTTGTATTAAAGTTTTTGGGTGTATTACTTCTTGTTTTTTTTCTACAGGTACGATAAATCTTACAGTATCAACATAAACCATTGTATCTATAGGAATACTCATATTGTTATCTTTACCAATATGTTTATTTGGTAGTCTATCCATAACAAATGGATATAGATTTATCCAAATAAGAAATACAATTGATGTTACAAGTATTATAGATATAATACCAAACCAAAATGTTATTTTAAAGTAATTGTTTTTCATTTGATGTTGACCAAAATGTTTTGTAATGAGTGTTTGATATTAGAAGTAATATGTTGTTCTAACACTTCTCTACGAGATTCAACTTCTTGATTGAAAAAATCAATTAATTTTTCCCATTCTTTACCTTCAATAAAAATGGTATAAGAATAGATATGATTGATAATCTGAACATTATGAGAATTCAAAATTACTGAAATTTGTAATTCTTCATTATTAATGTACCTTTTACCACTAATAGGTGTTAACAATAATTCTGTTGTTTGATTTTTGATTAGTTTTTTACAAATTTGAATACAATCACGTTCATATTCAGATTTTTTCACAGGGACCTGTGTTATTCTAAATAAGTAGATTGAAAACTTTTGTATGGACCTACGGAAAAAGTGAAGTTGTTTGTTCATATTTCTAATTTGACTACAAATGTAAGTCAAATTTTTGAACTAAACAACTAGCAGTAAACACCTGAACAACGTTTTTTTCCGTCAAGTCCAGGTTGTCTACCTTTACATACTTGAATAGCGTAGCCATTAGCATAAGCACTTGGGTACACGTCATACTTGGCCTTAGCAGCAGATTTACCTCTGGCACAAAGTTTTGTACCAGTTTTTTTACGACCTTCCATCATTACATCCATCTCAACATCGGTTTCTTCATAACCTTCCTCATTTGTCTCATTCATTAAGAAATCAAAAACTTGGTCTAAGTTATTTTTAGCTTCGGTGATGTGGTCATCTGCCCAATCATGACCATCGTCAAGAATTTGTGATACCATATCAACATCTAAGTCAAGGAGTAATTCACATTGTCTTTTCATTTGTTCTAAATTTGAAAAGAACATATATCTATTAGTTTCCATGTCCCCCCCTTCAGAGAGAACTCTTTTAATGATTTCTGTTAAATCACTTTCTTTTAATTTAATTACCCTTTTCATTTTTTGTTAACTATTTGGAATTGTAATGTGTCTTTATAAATATCTTTTTCACCTGAAGTGTTCACTTTAATATCTACAAAATATTCATTTGGAATTTTATCTCTCATATCAAATATGAAATAATATTCGTTTGGCGTTCTGTTTACAGGTGTCCAATCTTGTACTTGTACTTCTGTGGTACCTTCTCTAACATATATTCTGTAGTATATGTCAATGTTTGGTATTTGTTGGTTGGAGCTCCATTGTTTTTTAACCACAACACCCACTTTACGGATTTCTGTGTTAAGGATTTTTTCATTCTGTAGGATACCGTAAAAGTCATAACCGAATTTCTCGGGTTCTCTTGATTGTGTGCCTATGTTGATTCCGTTACTATAGGGTTGCAGGACGAACTGATTTGTTATGTTTGGTATAGACTGTCCATTTATTGACAAATCACTCCATACGTCATAAAAAACACATGGTGTGGGTTGTGTGGTAAACGCGTTTGGTATGGTAACTTCATATACACCTTTGGTAACCAAACAAGTTGTTAGTCCTGTTGCTCCTGATATTAAGGTTCCTGCAGAATCTTCAACATTAACCACTGGCAGATTGTCCAAATTAACGAAGTCACCATTTTGATAAACATAAAGGTATAATTTGTTTACTTGGTTTTTAAGGAACATATTTCTATTGTCCTTAATCAAATCATCGTATGTGGTTTGTAGGAATGGTTGATAGAATGTTTGGGTATATTTCCCAAAGAATCCAACAGAGTATGATTCTGTTAAACCTGTGATTCTCTCAATGTCGGGTTTGTATGCAATACCCCATCCTGTTACACCTGTTAGTGAACCATCAAGTATTGCGTTGATTTCATTGGTCATATCAAAATCAATATCCTCGTTACCCAATTCAAAATGTTGTGTGTCAACGATTGTAATTGCCGAGTAATTTAATCCTGTTAAACCTGTTAATGAATTTGCGTTGTTGTAGATACCTGGTTGTGACCAATTGGTAACTGTTGTTGTTTGGTACCAGTTGGATGGTCTTGTTGAGAACATAGAATCATTGAATTGTTCAATTGATGTCATTGAACCTGAAACCCCGTTACTTGTTGTCCCAAACATATTATAATCATACCCAACTCCTTCGTCCCATAATTGAGGTGAGCCTGTTGTTCCTGAATATTTTGGTATTCTGAATAAAATTAAATCAAACGACGCGGCTCTTTTTCGTCCGTTTGACATATTAGTGTTGATTAG